AAATAAAAATTAGTACAATAATTAAAGTAAGAATAAGATTTTTCATTTTGTTTTTGTTTTAATGTTCCTGACAAATGTAGGGCAAAAAATAAAGGGCGCAAGAATTTTAACACTTTTTAACACTTTTTAACATTTCATTAACATTTGTAAGAAATACCCTACAAACAGAGAAAAGTAAGAATTTTCTTACCCTACTATGTTTAATGACCTACTATGTTTAAGAAGATGGTTTACCCCCTACTCGGTTTAAGAGAAAAGAAAAACCCCTACTCGGTTTAAGAGTAAGGGCAATTCAAATTAACCAACTTAACTAACTAAAAAAATTAATTTTGATTTCTTACATATTCCCAATCATTTTTCTTTATTCTAACTTCTTTACCATTCCATTTCTTACCCATTAAATACCAATTAAAGTTCTTTTGATATATCCTTTCCTTTCCTATGTGGTCAAGTACACCATTAAGCCTTTCCTTTGTTGTATTACTAAACCAACCACAAGTGTCAATTAATAAAACATCGTTTATTAAAGTGGCTATTTCATTGCCATGTAGGTACATTCTTGAGCAACCATAACCCGCTTCAATAGTGGTGTTACCTTTACTTAAATTCTCTTTGCTGAATAGTTTCTGTACTGCTAATTGTGTAATTTTTCTCATGTCTTTAATTTTAAAGGTTGTTATTTATATCTGAATAAGCAGAAAGCAAACCAACGTAAACCCCTTCTAAATACCAATAATTTGTACTATTGTTTTTCTCTTTGCTTTGTTGCTCTTTTGACCTTTGCATTGCGTTTTTAAGGTCTGTTTTTAATTTATCTATTTTTGTTTCCATATCTTTAATTTAATGTTATTAATATAAATCCTCTACAAAAGTAAGTCCGCAAGAACATTCCACTATATTTTGCCTGCAATTCCCTATTATTTGCATTTCTCTTGTAGGTTTGTTTTTTGTTATTTTGTTGCAATTCTCACAAATTTGAACATAACACTTTATATTGTATTTGTTTATAAATGAAATTCTCTTTGTATTGTTGTATGCACTATCCCACATAATTATTGGTTTCTAAGTTCTTGTTGTTCATCTGCATAATCGCATGCAAATTGGTCTATATTAGGTTTATTTTGGTAAACTACTTTTGAATAGTCTTCATACCATTTAATAGTTTCCTTTAGTTTTTGTATTTCTTTTTCCATGTCTTATTATTGTTTTAATTTATTCAACATTGTTTCGATTGTTTCAATATTTGTTTTATGTGTTAATGTTTCACTTATCAATATTATAGCCAATTGTTTTTTTTGGTATTCCTCTAACCTCGGTAATTCTTTTACCCATTTTTCAAGCGGGTTTAAATTCTCTATATATTCATTGTCTCCATCAGCATAACCGCATGCCTCGGCATCTATTGTATTATGAAAGTTTGAAACATAAAACATATATAAGTAATACCATTGCAATTCCTTTTTTAATTTAGCTATTTCTGTTTCCATATTATTTTAGTTTGTTTAAGTCTGTTAATAAATCATTTGTATAAATGTCTTTAAATGCATTAAACATTTGTGAAAGTGTTTCTTTGTTGTTTGTCTTTGCATTAAAGGCTTTAATCCTTTTAACCTTTTCGAGGTTGTGCTTAAATTGTTTTTGTTTCATGTCTTTGTGTTTTTAATATATTGTACCATCTTCTAAAAATTCATAGCAATTGTTTATTAAATAATCTTCTAAGCTATCATCTGTTAATTGTTCTTCATAATCCGCACAACATTCCCAAAGTAATTTATCTAAAGTTTGGTTAATGCTTTTGGTTTCATTCCATGCCCTTAAAATAGCATAGTCCGTATGAAAACCCGTTAATTCTGTTTCAATATGAATATGCAAGTCTTTATTTATGTTTGTTTCATCGTATTTAAAATAACTTGCATTAGGATTTAGCCAATCAATTTGATAGCCTATTATTTCCAAGCCTATTAATTTAGCAAATGCTTCAGCACTTTTTATAGCTTCATAACCCCAATAATAATCCTGATTATATCTTTGGTATTCCAAAGCATTTTCTTTTGCTTCTTCGCTTAATTCATCGAATGAATAGATTTTAATTGTTTCAGTTCTCATGTTATATTTTTTTTAGTTTGTTAATATGTAGCTAAGATATAAACAATTATTCACTCTGCAAATGTTTTTATGACTTTAACATTTAATTAACATTTCACACTTCCTAATAAAAGGAACGCATGCACGCATATACAAAAAAGATTTTACACTAACAAAATTATTTTGTGTTGGCTACTGAAAAACCATTGTGGCAATTTTGGAATGTTAACAAAAGTTCAGAAAGGTGCAAAAACAAAGAAACCCCTAATTAAAGGGGTACTATGTTTAAGAGGCTACTATGTTTAAGAACCCCTACTGCGTTTAAGAACCTACTATGTTTAAGAATCTACCTTACAACATATTTTCCTGAGTTAACACCCTGAACTAAATATTGTAAAGCGTATCTTGCGGCATCAAGAAAGTGATTGAAGCCATCAATAGGTTTAGAGTTTTTATCTTGCCATGTATAGTTGTTAAGCTCTTTAACTATACCATGAGAGTTTCTATCTACTATTATCTCAAAGTCTTGCATTAAGGCAATACCACTTAATATACTCCCTTGTCTTTTGATAGTAGGTTTGATGTTCACACCCTTCCTCTTTATCTCATTAATAAGTCTTGGTTCTGCAGAATCACAGATAATTAAATCCATTCCACATTCCATCTTATTCCTTATAGCTATCTCTTCTGTACTTAGATTAGGTTTACCATATATTTCTCTAATCCACATCTTCCTGTCTTCTTTATCTACTGATATTTTTACAAGGGTTGTAATATCCACAGAGAAACCAAAATCCTGTCCATAGCAACTATGTTCTGTCTGTAAGTAATCTCCTACTCTCCAATTTCTAAATACAGTACCTTCAGCCTTAGCTAACCAACCACCTAATATCTGATGTTGGTATTTGTCAGGTCTTCTTGCCTTCATGTCCATAACCTGATTAAGGAATGACTTAGATAAGTTCTTTTTATTATCCCTATAATCTGTATGTACAAATGTAATGTCATCTGTAGAACCATTATAACCATCTATAACACCTCTACTACCAAAGAACCTTTTATATATCCAATGCTCTTTAGTTGTTGGGTTTAGTATTAAGATACACCTGTTTTGCTTTAACTGACTCCTTACAGAGAAATCTATCTTATCAAATACAGTTTCATCTACAAGCTCTTCTGCTTCATCTAATACAAAGGTTGTAACACCATTTAGAGACTTCAGGGCGGCTGTTTGATTCCCTGATGAGGTTCTAATACCTTTAAAAATAATAGAGCTTCCTGTGGTCAGATTTATTATCTCATCTTTAGTTATTCTAAAGTCTTCTGATACACCCATTAGGTCTATCTTCTCTATAAATTCAGGGATAATAGAGGTTTGAGCAGAAATCATAGTGTATCGTGTAAACAACACCTTATGTCCCTGCTCATAGGTTAAATTCAACAAGAAAACAGCTACTCCAAATGATTTACCTGAACCCCTACCTCCTGTAATTACAAAATACCTACTTGGGTCTTGCCATAGTGGTATATATTTCTCATGTATCTTTACTTCCTGTTTACTACTCATCTTTATCTTCTGTATAGTCTACATCTATAGTATTATCAATCTGCTCTTGTTGTGGTGCATTGTTAAAGAAATTTATAACAGGTGCATTTGATTTAGCTACTGAGTTATTAGTTTCTTTATCTATAGGTTTACCATACTTATATTGCCAAAGTAGGTTTAGATGAGCGAATGAACCTTCCTTAGCCTTCTCTGCTAATGTCTCCCAAGCTTCTGCTTCAGAGCCAAAGACTTTCTTCATAGCCTTTAGAGCATAAGTAGACACCCTATCCTTCTTAGCGTTGTTTAGTTGTGCAGGAGTCATAGATTTAGCTTTCTGAACTATTTCCCTTGTCTCTTGCTTAGATTGTTGCCTTTTATTGTTCTTCCTACCATCTGTAGGCTTCTGATTCTTCATTGCGGCTATATTTTTCTTAGGTTTAGACATTTTTAGTATGTTTTTCCATTATTCTAACACATAACTTGTAAAAAGCACTCCAAAGTGTAGAAGCTGTGTAAATTTCTTCTAAAATAGCGTGTTTGTGACCAAGTTCCATGTGAATCTTGTAATTTGCAGTCATTGGCTTTAATTCTACAGGATAAATAACATAATTGTTCTTCATGCACCACCTATAAGCTTCAGACTCTTCACTTGAGGGTATGTAAGTAGGTTTTTTTATCTTTCTTGGCATACTATAGCATCTTTACCATAGCTTCTAACCTTTCTACCACTAATGGTAACTTGTTTTCGGGTATTTTGTTCACTATATTGCTTAAAACTGCTGAAACTTTAGCATTTAACCTTAAAATTTCATATTCAGCCTTAATATCTTGCAATTGTTCTTTTAATTTGGTGTTTTCAATATATAAAACAGATTCTTTGATTGCTTTAACATCTACATCACCTTTATTCTCTTTGGATTCTAATATTTCTACATATCTAATGATATAATCATTAAAAGAGTTTAAGCCATTTATATAATTCTGATTGTTCTTAATGTAAAAAACATGATTATTGTTTAGATTATGTATAACAGTAGCGTGGTCTTTGTTTAGTAAAGCACCTATGTCTGATAAAGGTCTTGAGGTATATTCCCTACTTATAAAGTAATACATTGTCCTTGCTTGTATGTACTCATCTTTCCTTGTGTTCCTGTCTATGTTAAAACCATAGTGTCTATCTACAAACTGCTTTATCTTCTCTAATGTAATTCTGTTCTTTAACCTATCTTTAAGTTCTAACTCTGCTTCGTTAATTGTCTTCTGTTCCATTGCTACTAAAATTAATTTGTATCTTATCAGTTAAATTCTTGTTGTCTGTTATCTTATAGAAATCTCCTACAAACTTGTATGTCTGTATGGCTCTATACATACCCGCACACTCTTCATACATCTCTTTACTTTCATAATCCTTTAAAGCCATAAGTATATCTCTGATGTCTGCATCATTAGCTAAATCAAACAGAGTCATATAGTAATACTCATCTGCAACACTCTTTTTATCTTCCTTGTTTGACATCCAAATACTTTTTATAATACTTCTTTGTTTGTTTGTACTTGTAACCCTTATAAATACCTCCATTCCACATTCTAACCATCTCCTCTTCTGTAGGGAATCTACAATGCTTCTTTAAGAATACTTCTCTACCATAACACATATAAAGCTTAAATACTTCTTCAGAAGCCTTTTCAGAGAACATCTGCTCATGATAGTATTCAGTACCATATATTCTATTAACATCGCTTACAACACTTCTCTGTATCTGTAGGATGCCGTATGACCTTCCATTGTCTCCTATAGAGTCAGTATCACTATTTGTTTCTACCACCTTTAATATAGACATAATGGATGCTAAGGTAGATAATATATATATTTTAAAGTACATCATGTGTTACATAATTGCGTACAGAATCTTTAGGGTTGTTATCTAAAAAGAAATAGTTAAAGTTAGCTATACCTCTCTCTATCTTGTCATAACCCTGCTGAATAAAGTTTCCACTACATTCAAAGATACCTATGTCTTTAGTGTCCTTATCTATTACAAGGAATATAAATTCATCTGCATCAAACAATTCTAAGTATAAAGCCGCCTGAAGGTCATAAGAGAAATTCTTAGCAGTCCATTTAAACTTCTCTATCCCACCACTTGCAGTAGTCTTTAGGTCAATAATTGTAGAACCTTTCCTTGCATCTGCTTTACCTCTTACTGCAATACCATTTACCATCTTAATTGCAGGCTCTTCAAATGTACAACCATCTAATAATTCAGAAGCAGAATCACAATCCTCAATAGCTTTGGTTATCCAATAAGCATTATCCATCTCTGACTTTGTGTAAACAGATTCCTGTCCAAACTCCTTTACAGCATCTTTAAATCCTTTAGTTGCTTTAGTACCATCTATAATAGTAAGTTCACTAAGTCTATGCTTCTCCAATACAGATAGGTGTATGAGTCTACCATCTCTTAATGGCTGTGCATTGCTGTTAAACCTTAAAGACTTCTCATAAGCTTTAGGACTCTCTATTAGTTTCTTTAATGCAGAACTACTTAAAGCATGTTTACCTAAGTGTCCATAATAAAAAGGGTCGTGTAACATCTCTTTGAGTATGTCTTTCTCTTCCCATTGTTCTCCGTTTAATAATGTAATCATCTGTAGTATCTTTCTATTATTTGTTGTTCTAATTCTTTAGTTGTCTCTTGGTTCAGCATATAATCAACACACGCATCACCTAAGTAAATCCCTCTTATATTAAACCTATCTCTTTCATAAGGTTCAAAGTAAGTTTCCTTCTCTTCAGGTTCGTAATCACCTATTATAGTGAATAATAACCCCTCAAATTTAATCTCAATTTCTTCCATTTTGTAGCTGTTTAAATGTTTATATAAGCAAATATAAACAATATTTATTAATTATCAACTATAAAATAAAAAAAAGAGAGACTATTGCCTCTCCTTGTAATTGTAGTTGTAAGGACTGACTACTCCTTCTTTAATATCTTCAGCCTCCTTATTCCTTAGTTCCCTAACAAAAGCTATCTCTCTTTCTATATAGTCCTTAGCTTTGTATAGGTCTTGTAGTTCATCATCTTTCTTTCCTGCCCTTGCTATATACTTAACAACATTGCCTCTGTTAAATGAAAGTTTGTAGTGTTGACAGAAGTCTATTACATCATAATCTCCTGTAGCTTCATAGTGTATTGCGTTACCTCTCATATCTTTTCTTTAGTTTAAATTCTCCATTTTTGCATTTATATTTATGTAAATCTTCGTATAGTATTCTAACCATTTCTCCATCAACATTAGCTATAGCGGCTATGTCTTTTGGAAGGAATGACACCTCACCTATAGAGTCAAGTACCTTATTTAGCTCCTCTATCACTTGCTGAGACTTCATATTAATCTATTCTTAAAAATTCTGCAGAGCCATGTTCAACAAACCATTCTCTGTTCTCATTATACTTTTCTATAACTGCGTTCATCATAACTAAATCATCAATACTACCTCCTTTTATCTTTTCTATAAGAGACTCTATTGAGTTTAATATGTTTGTTACCATCTCAGGGTCTGTATCATATATCTGATTATAACCATCCTTGATAAGGTCTTCTAAGTCATTATTCAACCTATTGTAAGTTTGTTTTATCTTCTGCCTGTAGGTCGTTGTCATGGCAAGTCTATCATTAGCCTCTAACCATAACTGACCTATAAGCATAGATTTTAGATACTCTAAGTGAACAGGATTTGTCTTTGTTTCTTCCATAGTTGTTTAAAATATTACATTAATTTTCATTGCTAAAATAGTATTTATTTGATTGAATACATAATCTTTATCATAGAAATTATCTCCATCATAATAAATTACTATGTGTGGGACTTTATACTTTTCTCTGTAGGCTTCAGCTTGAGCTTTATGATTCTCCTTTGCTTGCAACTGATAGGGAGTATTCATTTTCTTATAGCTTATAGGCTTTATCTGTATGCCAAATAATAACTGACCAAAAGAATAAGCTTCCCAATCTGTAAAGTATTGTTCATCTAATTCATAGTTAGTCTTAATAAAATCTGCATTTAAGAACTCTCTACTCAATATTCCAATCAAATGTTGCTCCTTAGCCATGCCATTCCAAGTTTGACCTACAACTCTAAAGTAAACATAATCTTTAGCATAAGCCTCAGAGCAACTATGTTCCTCAATAATGTAATCAACTATCTGATTAAGTATGCTTATGTGAATTGTCTTTAAGTAAAAATCACTCCAACCACTCTTAGTAATTTCACCATCAACACCATGATAATAGTTGTCGAATATCTGAGTGCATTTACCTACATTAGATGACCTGAATTTCCTTGAAAGTTTTGGGTCTTTATTTAATTTAGAATAAATGTATTTAGGTATATTTGATTGGTATAAATCCATCTACTTATATTCGTTCATCAATGTTTTAAGGTCATTGTATGTAGACATGAAACATCTACCACATGATGTTGGTTGCTTGTTCTGATGAAAAACCCTATTATATATGTTAATCATTTTCATCTGCTGTGCTGAAGGTATAGTTGTATTACCTGTCTTAAAAACCTCATCTAAATAAGTGTATTCATCTTCAGTTAAACATTCAGGCTTAGTGTATCTAAATATTGAATTTAACTTCTCCTTACGAGCATCACACCCGCAATCTTCTCCTGCTAAAAACTTAACAGCTTTCTTAATTCCTGTAGCTTCTGTGAACTTCTCTATAGTGTCTCCAAGACCTTCAGATGATTCAGCTTGTTTAGCTTCAAAGGAAGCCTTCCAATCCCTGTAGGCTTTAGTCCTTTTGTCCCCTTTAAATTCTTCCATGATTTTATTTTTTAGGTTTATTAATTAAATGATAGTCTTCGTTGTAAAAATCCATTACATCTTCTTCAAACTTCTCCTTTAGTATCTTTTTATAGTTACTTACTGAGTTGAATATAGATGTTAAACTTATTTTACTGCCTGTAGATATATCCCTTAAAGACAGGTTAGACTTATAGTAAGTGTTGCATAGTTTAGCATCGTATAAATGCCAAGAGTTTATCTCTTCTGTAATACTCTTAATTAGGTTTGTAAAAGCCTCATCTTTTTCTAATGTAGATTCATCATCTAATACATCATCAATTTCATCTCTCTCATCAAACTCAAAGAAACTATATTTACCCTTAGCCTTTCTATAGTCTATATATAAGTTCTTTAATGTAACAAAGACATAGAACCTATTAACCTCTTCATCATTGTACATAATCTTATTTTCATCTTTAATAAGTCTGTACAGCTTTATGTACATCTCTTGCACAATATCTTCAGCTACATCTTTAGAGCATCCCATATTGACAACCATCTTAATCCACAAAGTATGTTCTTTGGCTAACAGCTCTAACATATTCTATCTATCTCTTTTAACAAGAATATACATTGCCACTATAAGGAAATGAAACCTCAACAAATCATACTGAGTGTCTTCAGATTCATCTACCCCATCAGGGCTAATATCATGTACATAATCAATTCCTAATACAAGACCATATAAAGCCTCAAAGTTTACTATTAACATATTATTTTAGTTTGGTTGCTTTTATTAATTCTATTGTTCTATCACACTCCGATTGGTTTTGTGGTTTATATAAAACGCAGTCAGGGTATTTTTCAGATATTAATTTCTTAAACAACTTCCATCTCATAGGGAAGCTCTCATTAGCTCTACCTTTAGTTTCTATAATAAAGCCATCCCCTATAAAATCGGGAGTGTATTTAATTGGTAGAACCTTCTTAGAACCTCTATCTCTATATTCTCCTTTACCATTAGATTGTCTCTCATAACATTGATTAGGTAGGTTAAACCCATCTACAAGGACAAACTGCTCTCCTTCATATTCAGCCTTTATTTTAGCTTTCTTTAGAGCCATATACATGTATCGCTCAAGACCCGAAGCAAAAGTAATTCCATCATAATTTATTTTTTTAGATTGTACAGGACTTCTCTTTTTACTTCTTTTCATATATTTAAACTACTTTTACAAAATTCATACCCTCTAAAGGGTCGTACAAGTCTCCTACTACTTGTGGTAAACCATACTCATTAACGCTAAAAGAAAACTTCTCAAATGGAAATCCCCTACTTCTCTTACATGAAACCGTTACCATATTCTCATGCTTTGTGTTCTGCTCTAATAATATCTGACTCTCCGCTTTTTTTTCAAGGAACGAACCTAAATGACCGCTTGGTTTGTCGCTTCCAAAGTTACTATGTATAACTGTAATAATATGTATGTTTAACTCTTGTGTCCACTTCATTAAATACTGTACACATATATTAGACTGATTTATGTCATTGACATCAGATACAAGGTCTGCAATACCATCTATAATACATACCCCTAAATTCTCAGCCACATTATATAAATAATAATCTATAAATTGCAATCTTTGCTCAAAGCTATATTGTCTAAGTGCAAATGTGTGATAGTTGTCAAAACTATCCTTATTAGCTATTTCAAATGGTCTTCTAAACACTTTAGAAGCATGAAACTTTCCTTGTTCTGTATCTATGTGTAATAATCCTTTACCTTCCCTATGTCCTCTCATAGCACCCCCAAAAGAAACTTTATCATTTAGATAAACACTACTCATTAGTGAGATTAGGAAGGTTTTGCGGGTCTTTGGCGGACCATATACAAAACTAAAATTACCATAAGTTCCAAGTGGTATTGGAAATGATTTACCACCCATCATTGTTTCACCCATTGATATTGCTACAGGAGGGTATTCTACCTTTTGAAAGGGGTCAACTCTACCATTTTCATTAATCTCTTCAAATAACTTATAATCTTTTTCAGTATATTCATTTGCCATGTCTTTTGTCTTTGTTTGTCTTGTTAAATAAAAAGAGGGAGGCGTTACCCTCCCCCTAATAGGTATTTAGATTAGAATGGTAAACCACTATCATCTACAGCTACAGAAGCTGCTTGAGGTTGAGAGGTTTCATCCTTCTCAGCTCTAACTACAGTTCCATCAGTCCAAAAGACTTTACCATTACCTAAGTATTGCTTAGGCTTCTTAGCTTCCCTTTCTTCTTGTGTCTGTGCATCAAATACAGAAACATTGTTTCCATATTTACTTTCATCATTAACTGCTAATGTGAAATTGTAATAAACCTTTCCATTCTTTGCTTTAGTAAATTTCTCTTTTGGAAGAGATGCTACATCAATGCTTACGCTTAATAAACTTGCCATTTGTAATAAAATTTAATTAATAATTATGCTAATAACTTAGCTTCTACTGTTTTTGATATGCTATATTTCTTCTTTATATCAGCAATGCCATTCCCTGCTTTGATATATGCCTGTGCTTTTGTAAACTCAGGAGTTCCTTCATTTAACCAAGCCTTCTTTACTAATGTAGTAGCTTGATTTTTATCGTGTGTGTTAGTGCTATCAGCATCTTTAGTATCATCAATCAAAAATAAGCCGTTTAAAGCATACTTTCTTGCGTATGAAGATGAACTACCAAAACTTTGTGCAATGTCCATTCCTTTGCGGTTAGGGTCAATACCTGCTTGTGCTTTAGCTTCTACACTACCATCAGGTGCATGTAAGATTGCTCTTGCTTCTACAAATACTAATTCACCTACTTCTTTAATCTCATCTGTAATAGTTAATGATAAACCATACTTGTTTAAGAGTGGTTTAACGGCTTCTAAGATGTCTTCTTGGTTTCTGTAGTTGTACTTACCAAAAGAATTATATTGGCTCTTAGGAGCTTTTAATTCGCTTTGTATAGAAACAACTCTACCATGAAATGTTAAGTCTTCTACTTTTGTCTGTGTTACTGTTTTCTTTGCCATAATGTTTGTTTTAATTATACTTTGTCAAATATAGTGTATTAATTGTTAATAAAAAAATAATATTTAAGTTTTGTTGCATTTCATCTTTAGGGTTTCTAACTCTACTTGAAC